ATTGCTTCTGATTTTTTCTTTTTCCAAGCAATGGATTTAGGTTTCTTTTGTAATTCTTTAATAGCTTCTGCTTTACTAATTTGACCTAGCAACATTCTGTGGGCAACCAAATCCTGATGCCAACCGTGTTCATTATATAAGTCTAAATGGGCTTGTGCATGTTCTTCTATAGTAAGTTCTACTAAGTTTGATGTATCATCTGATCCACCCATATGCTTAGGAACAATATGATGTTTGTGATATATAGTCATGCTGGAACTTTCTCTTTTGTGTTTCTAGAGTAGGTAGAGGCTGCAACCTCGTGATCTACAACTTTATTTATACAAATTATTATCTACACTGAATAAAAAAAGATAAAAAAAAGAGGCGCCGAAGCGCCTCTAGTTGCTCTGTTACCAGAGTCATTTTATTGTTAAATAACCTCTTATGCGAGGATATTGTCAACTCGAAATATTCTGTAATATTGGTTAGTCTTAGCAGTTGCAAGACCGTCCGCAGGAGATGTACCAACGAATGGGTTAGAAGCCATGCCGTAGCGTGTCTTGAAACCAATTTTAGGCTGGAACGTTTCCTCAGAAACGGCGCGAACCATTGTAAGCGGTACGTATGGGCAGTAGAACACACCGGCGTCATATGGGTTTGTACCCTTATAGCCAACGTTGATGTAATCTGCAGATGCATATGGATCGATATAGATCTTCATGCGACCGTTAAGTACACCAGCGAATGTGTTACCTGTATCGTCTACGTTAAGAGCAGTTGACATTGCAGGAGAATAGTCAAGCATGCCTGAAGCTGCAAGTGCAGAAGCTACGTCTGAAGACACGATAGCAAAGTTACCTTTACCGCGACGTGTTTCTTTTGCGATTGTGTTAGCTTCACGCTCAAGCTGAAGAATAAGACCTTTGATCTTTTCTACACTCCAACGACCATCTGCATCTGTTGACAAGTCAAAGATACCGTTGATTGCTGTGTTAGCTGTAAGAGCACCGGTTTTAGCTTGGCTGTTGATCGTGCGAATAACTTCGCGGTTGATCTCTGCAAGAATCTCTGTTGAGAGAATGTTTGCAAGCTCTGTCTCTGCGTCAAGACCGTGGATTGCTTTCAAATCCTGTGCAAGCTCGAGGCTGTACTCGGCTTTCAGCGCACGTGACTTTGCAGTAACAGTTGCTTTTTCAATGGTGAAACCCATCTCACCGAAGCTGGAACCACCTGTGGAACCAAGTGCTTCTGCGTCGGCTGTTGGCATAGCACCACCAAAATCAGGACCTGTACGATCGTTGTCGATCGAGGAGTCTGAGTTGGAGTCTGTAAGACCGGAAAGACCTGATGGGCCTTGTGCTTGTGTTGCACTTGAGTCGCCAGAGAAGGTTGTGTTTGCTTCGTTGAAGAGTGCTTCAGTCGAACCAGTTGCACCAGCACCGTAGCGTGACTTCATTGCGAAGATCAAGCCTGTTGGACCAGTCATTGGCTGAACACCAGCAACATCATATGCCATCATGTTTGGCATTGCACGACGTACGAGGCTGATCAGAACTGGGTTCCAGTTAGCAGCGGAAGTAGTTGCGTTACCTGGTGCAGCTTCGTTAAGCATTGCTGCTTGACCGGACTGAGCAGCAAACTCTCTTTCTTGGTTCTCAAGAACAACAGCTGTAACCGCACGCTTGTGTGCATCTTTGATTTCAGTACCTTCGTTCAGTACTGGGGCCCATTTCTGGGTTAAACGATCATAAGTTTCCATTTCGGAACTCCTAAGTTGATTATTAGTATTGTGTTTTTCTAAGGGCTTTAAGATATTGCCCCATTGATTCGGAAAGGTCTTGGACTTCTCCATCATCAACATCTGCAACATCTTCAATGATTGAATCAGTAGCTGCTTTTTCTTTCTTGAAATAAGCTTCTTTGATTGTTTCAACTTTACTTGCGAAGACTTCTTCGCTTACAAAGTCGATATCTTCAGAAAGCTTAACAAGCTTTTCAACTTCTGTTTGTGCCAGATTGCGTGCAGCTTCACGAATAATTTCGTAACGCTTGAACGATTCTAGCTCTTCTTTCATTGCGATCATGTCTTCGGTCTGTGCATCCAGTTTTTCTTCGAGTGAAGAGTTCTGATTAGCCAGATCGTCAACTAGGTCTACTTTGGAATCGGGAACTGCAATATAAGACTCTGTGAACAGTGTCTGCAGTTTGTCCATGAACTCTTCTGCGATCTCAGTACGGATACCGCTCTGAATTGCAAGTTCATTTTCTTTCATCCAATTTTCAACTACATAGTTCAGATAACCGTCGACCTTCTCAACCATATCGGCTTTGAATGTGTCTACTTCTTCCTGAAGTGTGGTAGCATAATTTTCTTCGAGACGCTCAATTTCTTCTGAAAGCTTTGATTTCATCGCTGCTTCAAAAATGATTGCGGCTTTACCTTTGAAACCTTCAGACAAAGTAGCTTCTTCGTCCATCAGTGCTTCGAGGTCTTCAGAGAAATCCATATCTTCAGCTTGTAAGCCAGAAGCTTTACCACCTGTTTTCAGATCGGATTTGTCGGAGTTAGCCTTATCGCCTTTACGCTTCGCTGCAGATTTACCTGCACCTTCTGCTTTCTTCACAGAAGCAACAGATGCCTCTTCCGTGTTTTTAGCATCTTGCATTTCGCTGATTTCGATCCCGTCATCATCGAGTGCAACATCCTGTTCTACTTGATCAGTCATGATTGACTCCTATTTGTTTTTCATTAACGAGAGGAAATTCTTAAACTCGCGAACTTGCGCCTCATAAAGGTCTGCTCTTGGAGTTGTTTTAATTTCTGTCTCTATTCTTTCAATTTCTTGAGCTTCGATAACGCCGTTATTCCAGATCCATTCTACACCTTCCATAATCCCATTAACGAAAGCTTGAGGTGCCGATGGATCTTGAACGATATCAATAGTGTTTAACATAAAGTCATCTTTGACATACATAACACCGTTTCTCTGTTCAAGACTTCCCATACCACGAGTTGATACACCTAGTTGGACACCGCCCTCAAGTAAACCTTTTACGATTTTACCCATTGGAGTTTCCAAAATACGTGCCTTACCCATCACATTATTACCGTCCATTCTTAGTTCGGTAATTAGATGGGATACCTTATCCAAGTTAATAGTAGGACCATCTGGGTGGTTTAATTCACCCACTGCCCTACCTGTTTTAACTTGGCCTGTTACGTACTTATTTACCGCGCTTTCCATAATGGATTTGGGGTAGATACGTCCGTTTCTATTTTTACCTTCGGCCTGAGCAAAGATCCCTTCAATGACATGATTCTTTGATCCGTCTTCTTTTTTCTCGACGATACATTGCACATCAGTCTCTGTAAATTCTGTGATCAGTTTCATTATTTGCCTCCGGCCATTTTTACGAAATCAGTTGCGGCTTTCTTTGCATCATTAAGAGAATTGTAAATGTCCAATTTCTCCATATCGATGTATGCCGTAAATTTATTCTTTTCTTTATGTACCATTATATCATGTTTGCCGACTTTTGCATCATAGACATGCTCACCAGGTGGCATGCCTTTTTTCATTGCTTCACGAATTTGTGCAAAAGTTTTCATATGTTACACTTTATTTTAATATTCTTGTTTATTTATACGTTTAATGTTTTTTACTTTAAAAGAATTAATACCAACCGTTATAGTAATCTTCTTTATATAATTCTTCGATACGATTTTTTTGCAGTGAAGTAAGTTCTGGCGGATCCAACTTTTTAGTCTTCATCATATGTATATCAGGTACTTCTGATTTAAATCCCATCAAACGTTGCATATGATCCATACATTCATTGGTATGACTAATATCATATATATAGTCAAAGTCATCAGTAGATCTACCACTCATCCACCAAGTCTGTGATGATAAATGTTCATTCCAAAATGTATTGTTTTCTAAATGATCTAGCATCTCATCGATGTTATAGCTATGTGATTTAAAAATTAACCAAGCGTTATCATTATGGATTTGATAATAACCTGAAATAAATCTTTTTATAGGATCTCTTTTAATAGCAAATCTAGGCACATCATATCTAAAAAATTCCCAACCAGTATCATCTGAGTTATGCCAAAGTCCTATTCTAGTTTTTCTTCTAGTATTAAGTGGGGTTAATACCATTTGACCTGATTTTAAATTTTCTAAATCTGTATCGCTAATAGTAGGATCTAGTTTAAATTCTTCAAGATCCAATTCTGAAAATTTATTTTTGGTTAACCAGTCCCTATCATGTGCCCAACCGAAATAAGTTTTAATAGTAGTACAAGCATTCTTTGCACATATATTAAAATCTATTTTTTGTTTATTAGGACCATTAAAATAGAGTACTGGTTGCCAATACTCTATTCTAGTTTTTTCCCATTCAGCTAAGCTAAATCTATTTGATTCTAGATCCCATAAAGCTTTTTTCAATTACGTTTACCTTAAACGTTAGATCACTCTTCATCTAACTCTTCATCTGTATCCATATCTTCAGCTGCAGCAGCTAATTCTTCATCCGAAAAATCTAGATCTTCGTCTTCGAATTCATCATCAAGATCTTCTTGATCAATAGTATAAATGGATTGTGCTACAGCAATCTTTTCCTGGTCTATAGCATCATCAACGCGTTGGCCAATTGCATCATTCCAGATAGCACTTGCTTTTTCGAATTCAGAATTATAGATATGGTCAATCATATCAGAGATGCCATTTGTTTCTTCAGTCATAATAACTCCTATTTTGCGACTTTCAAATTAATAGTGTGGTTAGAACCACCGTCTTCTTCTTGATCCTGCGGCGGTTCTTCAGATTCTTCTGGCTCTTCTTGCTCTAACTGTCCAGCCATCTGTTTTATGAGCTCATCATCAAATTTCAATATGTTCTTCATAACCCACTCTTTAGAGAAGTACTCCCCGACATAGTTTTGTACTTGATCAAGTGACTGCAGTTTCTCTCTTAATAGCTCTGCGTCTTTTAATTCAGTGAAGTGGTTATCACGGGTAAATTCAAAGTTAAGATGGTTTGAGAATTCTTCCCAATCTTCTTCTGTAATAACGTTCTTAAGAATAAGCTGTCTCTTAAGCATTTCTCTAAACATCATAGAGAAACGAAGACGAAGACGATCGATAAACTTCTGAAACTTAAGTTCGTCACGTGTAATCTCAGAGGATCTACCTAGAGAGAACTGAGACTCTTGCTCAAGACGGTTTACTGGAACGTTTAAAGATCTATATAGTCTTTTTTGAAAGTAAAGAATATCGTCAATCTGGCCTAGGTTCTCACCGCCTGGAAGTGTACTAATCTCTGTACCACGTCCACCTTCACGTCTTGGCAGCCAGAAATCTTCAAGCATAGACATGTGTTTACGGTCATCTTTAATCTCACCCGTGCTAGCATCGTAAACAAGCTTGTTACGATAACGAGTCATAATACCTTTCATATACTCTTCAGCTTTACCTTTTGGCAAGTTACCAACATCGATATAGAAGATACGACGTTCAGGCGCACGTGCAAGACGATAGATCACAAGTGAGTCTTCCATCATGCGCAACTGGTTAATAGGCTTAAGGGCTTTATGTAGGTACGAAACCACGTTCTTTTGTGTAGAATCTAAAAGACCTGATGTTGTATAGATAACAGAATCTTTTGTAAGTTTAATACCAGAGTTCTGTTGTCCAGGTTTTTCTTGATAGATGTAATATTCGTTTTGACCCTCGATGATTGTGGCACCTGTAATAGGATCTTTTTTACGGATAACTTCTTTTACCTTACGGACCTTAGCAGCATCAACTGGACGAATATCCTGGATGCCTTTCTTAGGATTATTTTCATCAACTACAAGGTGGTATACTTTTCTACCATCGATGTACCATGATCTAAAAATATCATGACCCATATCCCCAAATTTGAGCATATAAAGGATCTCGTCAAATTCTTCGACAATTTTAGTTTTAATAGATTTGGATAGGTCTGTTTCGTCAAGATTCACTTTGACCGACATCTTATCACCACCAGAAACAGCTTCATTGGTAATGTCTTCAATTGCTGCATCAACTTCTGGATGCTGAGCAACACCACGATATTTTTGAATAAGTGAAGAATTATCTTTGGATTTGTCGCCATGGATATCTACGTATTGGCCATAGTGCGATCCTGATGCGGTTACATAACCTGCACCATCTTCGTCCACCTTAGGAACGATAGATTTTAAATTCTTTTCATCTTGTTCTTGTTTTTTGGTTCTGCTAATTTCGAACCCAAACAATTTTAAACTGTTATCAGCCATTATTAATCCTATCGTTTAAAGAGGTTGGGCGTTCCCGCCCAACCTGATCTTATATATCCACTTATTAGGAAGTGGTATTTGATTCCCAATACTGAACTTGGAATTCTACACTGAATCTTTCGATATCATCATTCGCAGAATACGCAAGATCAATTGGAGATACCACGGTAGGAAAGCAACCTCTAAAGGTATATGTCTTTAGGATTGATCCATCGCGGTCCAACTGTTCCACTAACAGATCTGCTTCGTAATCAATAGGTGCTGTCAGTCCAGTATTTGCACTGTGTGCGTTAATACCATTCATCCAGCGTTCCATTGAGTTACGAACACGGAAATCAGTGTCGTTAATAATTGTTGGTGACCACGTGTCAAACGTTCTATCACCAGCAAGTTTAAGTTGTCTACCACGGAATGGGATTGTAATTAATCCCATTGTTGATCCAGGTAGCTGAGCAGCTTCACAAAGGAATGAAGTAATTTCTACATCACCATTTGCATAAGCTGGGAAGTTAATAGTAGCTTTAAACAGATTAGGTCTAGCGCCACCACCTTTTAACTTGGCCTTAAAATCGTCTACTCCAAGAATAGCCATTTTATATTCTCCTTAGCGCTTATACCGTACCTACGACTTCTTCAAAGTCAACACCTGTTCTAACTGCAACGAAGTTAAGCGTTACGAAGTTAATTGAACGTGCTGGTTTGACGAAGATCGAACATACGAATTCGTTTCTATCTATAACTGCCGGTGTGTTGTTTGATTCGTCACAAACGACGCGGAAGTCGGTGATACCTCTTCGACCTTGGATTTCTCTAAGGAAAGGCTCGATAACATTTTTAAACTCTGCGCGAGTAAACTCATCGTTGAATTCAAACATAACGTTACGTGCTGCAACAGAGATCGCTCTTTCAATACCGAGGAACAGACGACGTACGTTAATACGATCGAATGCACTTGGACGAGAAAGCTTAGTCTTATCGCCGAATAACATTACACCTTGACCAGGAATATTTGCGATCGGGTTAATGCCTGCTTTGTAAAGAGTGTCACGCTGAGTCTGGTTAGGAGAGTATGCCAGTGAAGTAATACCAAGCATCTGACCTCTACGTGGACCAGCTGGCGAGAACCAAGGAGCAGCAACTGCATCAGTAGCAGCCATAATACCTGCAACAGAAGATGCCGCTGGAATATAGATGTATTGATCGTTAAACTTATCATATACCTTTAGGTAGTTGTTGTCAACAATAAGGTAAGACGAACTAGTAAATGTATTACCAGTTGTAACAGTACTTGTGGTTGGATCTGTATTATTAATAATATCAGATCTTGCAGGTGAAGTAACTACTACACAGTCTTTACGAATACCCTGTGCAATCGCAACACAATCGTTAACTACCGAAGTTTGATCCGCACGGGCGTTCATACCTGGAGCAATTAAGAAATCTATTAGCAGATTTTCTTTATCTTCAAATAAGTCAAAGCCTGTTGCATAGTCGCCTACGCCAAGAGCATTACCATTTGAACCACCTGTGAAATTGATAGATTTAGTTACTACACCCGACTGAGCATAGTCTTTACCAGAAGCCGCATTTGTACCTGCTTGTACGCTAAAGTTGCCAGTACCAAATCCAGCCATCCAAGTGTATTTAGAACCGTTGTTGATTCTGTCGAGGATGTAATTAGATGAACCATCAGCGCTTAATGCACCTTTTGCAAGAGATACAAATGGGAAGGTTTCTAAGACTTGGCCTCTAGTACCTGATAGTTCGCCAAGGCGATCAACTACTACTACATGGACTTCATCGCCTGATGCTCCAGCGTCTGTTGCATGTGCAGATGTACCTGGCGCTGTATCAAAGCTTGTATTATAAGTCCAAGCGTTAAAGTCGGAATCACCCGAAGAATCTGCACCACACCAGTGAATAGAGATCGAGTTACCAACCTCACCTGGATATTTGCCGATAAACGAATGATCGCTATCGTTAAGTGCACTGATTTGGTTATCGAAGTTATCTCTATTTTTGACAAGAGGTGCTGCAGCGCCTGATGCCACATCGAAACCATTCGTTGCGGATTCTACAACTCGAACGACTTGAAGCTCGTTTGAATATCTTAAGAAGTAGGCAGCAGAATGCCACTCTACTGTGTTATCACTGTCAGGTGAACCAAATGCTTCTACCAAACCGGTTTCTGTTGAAATTAATTGAGTTTCCTCTACAGGACCCCAGTTAAATTCCCCAACAAAACCGCCAGTAGACGTAGGAACATTCGGAACAACCCCAGTAAGATCAATCTCTCTAACAAATATGCCAGGAGACTGTAATGGTGTTGAAATTGCCATGACTCTTTTCCTCTGAGTTAAATTATAAGCTTATATCATAATGCGGATCTATCACTTATTTCTATTTATAAGAAATTATATTTAGAAACTGTGGTGTTCATAGTCTATGGCCCAAGGTTTACCTATGTCGTCTTCTCTTTGTAATTCATTAATTGCATCAGATCCATCATCAATAAATCCGAATGGCACCAAGTCATTTTCAATCTGATTCATTTTATCCTTAAACATCATCTCTTTTAAATTGATATCCGTCATATCACCAAACATTTCAGTCGTAGCAAAGTAGCCAAACATAACTAAATTCATCATTAAGTCGTCATGGTTACCCTGTGAGGCTTCATACGATTGGCCCTTGGCAATAAATGTAGAACACTCTAAGATAGTATTGGTGTCATGGATCTGGAGTTTTTCATTCTCAATAATATCTTTAATACCAGAACATCCTAACCGTTTTACCTTGCGAGTCATTTCAATACCAATTCCGTCTGATTTAAGCGCAGACGATACGTGCATGTTTTCATATTCTAATTCATGATATAAACCACGCGTGACTAGCACACCTTGATCATTTGATTCAATAATAACGTATGCCTGATTGTAAGAAGTTGCATACTTATAAATAATGTCAGGGAAGAGTATTGGAGAGATAGAGTTACATCGATAAACCGCGACTTGTTCAAACGGTCTACAGGTTACATCGATCACATTAAATGTAGAATAATCCTGTCCTCTTCCCTTACTTACATCTACGCATATAATATATTCATGATCTTTTTTGGTTTCTTTATAAACCAGTAAGTGCCCACCCTCTAGAATCTTAACAGGGTCTATAGCCTTCATTCTCATAAGAGCTTCTGCGCCGATAAGTGTGTCACCGGTGCCGAAGAACGTATTGCCAAATTCCTGATCAAACTGAAGCTGTGAAGTATTGTTAACCGTCTCACGCTTCCAAGCTTCATCACGCCCTGGAACATCCCACCAATCAACTCTGAATGGTATATATGCGTTTGTCTTTTGTCCAGCGCCTTGCCAGATAGTATAGAACTGGTTACCAATACCGTTCGCAGTTGATGTAATAATAACCTTTGTATCTTTACCAGATGAAACAACGGGATATGTCGATGTATAAAATTCTGTAGCATTTTCAACGAATGCAAATTCGTCAAGATAAAGTAGGTTAACAGATTGACCACGAATAGAAGAACCTGAAGTAGCCGCAGCAAAAATCTTAGAGTTATTACTAAACTCAATTGAACCTTTGTTTAAAGCTTTTGTGCCAGGCTGTAGAAAGAATGGTAAGTTCTCTAACATAAGTGTAACACGTGAAAGCATCTCACGGGCCGTAGCACCTTTGTTTGCTAATACTGCAATATTTTTTTCAGAATGAAAAATGCCAAACCAAAGCAGATACGCAACAGATGAAATTGATTTACCACTCTGACGACATGCAAGAACAATAGTAAATCGGTTATCGTTAAAGTGCTGAAACATCTTTTTCTGGTAAGGATACAGCTTAAAGTTTACTAAGCCTTCATCAAGTGAAATAATCTTACAGTATGTCACAGCAAAATATGCAGGATCATTCATGCACTTTTGATATTCAAGTATAGTTTCTTGTGACCATCCCTGAACAATCCCATCACGTTTAACATTTTGATTACCTAAGTAACCTTCATTAGTATTTACAATATTATTCATCTTTTAAATGTGGTGTAATATCAACTACGTTGCTCTCTACTTGTTTATTATTCGCATCTTGAAGCATACGTTGAAGATCTGTTGTTGATCCTATGAACAGATTATTAGTAGTTTGTCCATGAGGTAACTGTGGTTGTTCTTTAATGTTAATATCTTTATGTTTCTTATTCAGATCCATAAGCTTATCGTTAACATCAGCAACGTTTTTAATAAGTCCAGATAGCACTTCGAATGCTCTAGGGTGCTCGCTCTCACGTGCGACGTCGATCATATCTTCAAGAGCATTTCGTCCCTTATTGATTAAATCAAATAAGGTGTCTCTTGAATATTCATAGTCATTTTTAATTCTATCTGAGTCCATATCAATCAATCAATGTTGTTAAAGTTTCTGTAAATCCATAATCACTATCAGGTGAAACGTTTAAGGGGTTTGGTTCTACTGTTAAAGTTGAAACCTTATAATCGGAATCTGCCATAAAATAAATTTCATTAGTAACCTTGCGAATAATTTTGCCTTCGTTAATGCTCTGGTAAAAGTTGGCATGCATTTGAAAGTCTAATTGATAGATAATAGTTCGTCTATTAAAAGATCCTTCATAGTCATCAGAGTAAGATATACCATTTAATATAATAGGAACATCTTCTTTTATATCTGGATAATCTGAAAATGGCTTAATGGTTAAGTTATACTGTGGACTAAAGTACGGCATGATTTGTTCTACTATTTGTAGAGCATCATCCTGAGTCTTTGCATAGACGTTAAGCTGCATGTCAATAGTATATGGTACGTAGTTATATATCTTCGAGTTTGTAGTTATACTATCGCTAGCTCTATTTCTTGCACCCATTTTTTGTAGCTGTCTTTGCGCATCATATTGATACCCTAAGATTTCAAACGACATACGAGGTAATTTAATAGCCACCTTTGTGTCATTGGTTAAGTCAGGATTTTCCCTAATACGTTCTAAAAAATCTCTTTTAGGTGCATACGATAAAGGAACCTTCATAGTGTTAAGCACTTTACCCGTCGAATCTTTACGAAGAACATACAGGTTATTAAAAAGAGACCCAAACATTGCGACGCTTTTACGGATACGTTCGTGGTAGAAATATGTTCCTAACATTACTGAGGATCTCCAAATGGATTTTCGTCGCTAAAATCTAAGAATTCTAGATTATCAGTACCGAAGTCTAAATTCTGTTCATTCTCAGATAGCTGGTTATCTTCTACCACTGCTGTAACTAATCCACCAGAACCATCAGATGCAAGAATAAGTCGAGTCGTAATAGCGTGGAATTTGCCATCGCTAGCTCCAACCGAAACAATCTTCAAAGTGCCACTGGAATCATTCCAATCTGAAACTTCGCCCTCGATAATAGTACCATCTGAAAGGGTCTGATACACAGGTTCACCCTTTGTAAATGTAATAACAGGTGGTGGTGCTATAGTTAAATCAGCTGAGGTATATCCAAAACCTCCATTAACTAACGTTAGATCAATAACTTGTCCTAAATCACTATCTATTATAGCTACCACTTCAGCGCCTGTCCCAACGTCTGGTGTAGAAATTGTAACTATAGGTGCTGTCTTAAAATATCCTGCGCCAGGATCTACTAGTCTAAGACCACCGATACTACCGGAGTCGGTAATACCTACATCACCAAGAGCAGTAGTTCTGGTAACATCGACTGTAAGAACATATTGGTATCCGTAGTCTGCTTCAATGTCATCAATTACATCAATACCAGTATCAAGTGCTTCACCACTATACTCAAAGAGTTCACATCTCATTTTATAGGTGGGCAGATTGCTTATTTGGTAGAATGGAGATTCATGCTCAACGTGCTGAATTTGAAATAAAGAATTAGATAGGCTAAGATAAACTAGATCACCTTCTCTTGGTCTTACAGAATTAATCTCATTATCATATCGGCCTATAGTTTGATTCCACCTTTTACGAGATACGATAAAGGTTGCTTGGTCACGAATCTCAATACCAAACTTAGTAAAAAGATCCCCTTCTCCATCAAACCCTTCTGCGTTCTCGATATACATTTCGATTTTATATGAGTTACTAAATGATGATTGTATATCGTCGCCTAAAATACGATCCTCATTTACTATTTCTCTTGGAATGTAATAGACATCTTGACCATAGATCTTAAGAGATTCTATAATAATATCTTCATATAGGTTTTGTTCTGATTTAACCTTTTGGCTAAAATAATGATTTGTTGCCATTTGTTTATCCTACAAAGAAATCTGCTGGCATCTCAAAGTCCATGCGAATCTTTTCTCTTAGTTTCTCAATTTCTTGTAGTGCATCCTCAAAGATCTGTCTTCCGTTAAGGGTAACTCCACCTGGTAATTGCATTCCTTCAAACTTAATTAGGTTTGAACCCCACTGTTGCTTAATTAATGCAGTGGTATATTCTTTTAACCACATATCATTCCATACTTTTGTATGAGCACCGGAATCTACAGTCTTGTATGCTTCGTATACAATATAATCACCGGCTTGCACATCTTTATCATTAAAGTCTCCGTGAAGATAAAGACGATTCATTTTACGTGAATACGTAGTCTGTGGTTCACCGTTGAGCTTCATATCAAGCAGAGATAGGTACTGGTTTAGCTGATCGTAATACGCTAAATCCCCTGCAAAGTTTTGCATATCAGCAATGTCATTTAACATCATCTGATACTTAATATCAAAGAAATTAAACGAAGTATTAAAGCTTGACGAAATACGGAACATTCTACTTATGTAAATCACATCATTAGAAACGGTAACATATTTATTCGATACGTCACTGTCACCTACGAGCTGCGATACATAGGTTCTATACGTCGCATCTGAGTGATACTCTTGCCAGTACTGTAAAGCCTCGTCAACCCGATCTTCTAATTGATCAACATCGACATTAATCTCGATTACTGGATCGCCTAATCTTCTAAGGCAGTAATCTATAAGACCTTGTCTTGAACTCGGGTTAGCCATATCTTATTCCTATTTTCAACTATTTATATTAGTTTAAAAGTGTTCCTGCTGCGTTATATACGTCAATACGGTAATACGAACCTTGTTGACCGTCGAGAAGATCGGCATCTAAACCTGATCCTGAGCCATCATTTACCGTAGCAGTTAGTGTCACGTTTGCAGATCCATCAATACTAACATTACCAGATAAATCCCCGCCTAATGTAATTGTACGAGCAGTCGTCCATTTGTCCGCATTAGGATGATAGCCATCTGTGAAGATAACATTTCCATCATATTTAAACTGTGCCCCGCGGCCACTATTTGCTGGGATAACGAATATTTGTGCACCAGTGCCATTTTTAAAATCATAAGATCCACCGGCCGGATTTCCTGCTGCGGTATTAAAAGTTAAGCCGAAATTTGTAGAGGGAGCAAAAGCAAATACATAGTTATCTTCGCCACTTACACCAACATTTATTTGGGAGCCACTACCTAGATTAATATCTGCTGAACTACCGAAAGTTAAATTACCAGACATAGTCCCGCCAGCAAGAGGCAACTTAGCATCGAGAGCTGTCTGTAAACCGTCTACGTTAGAAATAACGTGGTTGTGTGTATCATCACCAACAGTAGCGGTAATTGAGATATTACCTGAACCATCAAAGTTAGCACTACCGGTTACGTCACCGGTAAGAGCTATCGCACGAGCGGTTGCAAGAGCAGATGCGGTTGAAGCATTACCAGTAAGAGCTGCTGTAATTGTACCAGCAGAGAAGTTACCAGATGCATTTCTTGCTACAATTGATGAAGATGTATTTGCTGAGGTAGCGGATGTTGCGGAGTTTTGGACTTTACCTACACTAGATATAGTATTAAGCTTGGTATCCGCAATAGCTGCTGAAGCATTAATATCAGCATTTACAATCGATCCAGCCGTAATAGCTGCGGATAGTGTAATATTACTTGAACCATTAAATGCTACGCCTGAAGCTGTAATATCACCGCTGATAGCAATATTTCGACTTGTTGCTAAGACTGTAGAAGATGTAGCATTACCTGTTACGTTACCTGCTACGTTACCAGTTAAGTTACCTTGGAATGTATCGGCTTTAAATGTACCAAGTGAATACGATGCATCACCATCGTCAATGCTTCCATTAGGCTCAGGCGCATATTCATCTACTACTTTAAATATACCATCGCTTACATCAAAGTAAATACCAAGGTGTGTATATCCTACCCCAGTAGTGCCAGTGTTACGATTAGTAAACCAACCTGTATCGGTATTTACTGGAGCAGCTTGGCCATCCCATTTATCAGCAGAGGTGTGACCAGTTGTAGCGTTAAAGAAGATACTGATACCATCAGCTAGAGCTTGATCATCACCTGTAATATCGACGTCGGTTGCTTCGGTCGTTGAAAAGTTATCTAATGACCATTCAAACGTATCGACACCGCCAGAACCTGTACCAACCCCATCAATTCTAACATAGAATGTTTGTGTCGTTGTCCCTTCATAGTGTCCAGTGAAGTAAGCATCATCCAGACCTGAACCTGTAAAGTTAGTATTCGCAGAACCAATAGTATTACCAGAGTTCAGATAGATAAATGAATTATCAACTGCGAGGTTAGCCTGTGAAACAATCGACTGTGTACCATTAACAGTTAAGTCACCGTCTACAGTTAGGTTACCGTCGATGTGCGAATTACCACTTACTCTCAATTGTTCAGAGTGATGCCAGTCAACGTTGACGTAAACGTAACCACCAGAGGAATCTGATACCACGCAGGCCCCAATTTCGACTGGGAAGTACGGATATGTAGCAGCAGTATTTTGGAGTGAACCATCTGCGGCAAGATGTATAGGTTGTCCAGCTGCAATCGCAGAAGTATCAAATCCTGAAACTAAACCTCGAACAGTCACATAACCGTAAGAAGAATTTTCAATAGTATGCGTCGCTAATCCGACAACACGCGCTTTTGTTTCGGTTGTAGCATCAGCAGGGGCAATCGTCAGGGTCTCACCGAGAGATCCTGTAGCATATACCGGTCTACCATCAGGAATGGCAGAACCACTGTTATTATAAACCCGAACCCACTCTTCTTGACCAACCTGAAGCGAAATGTCTGCTTCGTCGTTATATACAGTTAGCGCTTTATATTCATCATTATAGTAAAGTCTACCTTCTTTCCAAGCTGGACCTGGATCTGTTGGTGTAAGGTCAATAAGACCAGTTGCAACTTCACTTGCAACAGCTGAATCCATATTAATTCTACCATCAACACGAATTCTATCTTGTACACGTAAGTATTCAAAATGCTCGGAGAATACCTCAACAAGCACCATACCTTCACTAGAATCAACTGTCATAACTCTAGCAGCATGGACAGGATAACCGTCGTCTACTGAAACACCGGTGTTAACTAATTCACCAGCGGAATCTTTAGAAAGATAAAGAACATCACCTGTAGTAAATAACGAGGTGTCTAGTCCTCTTACCATACCAGATGTAGTTACCCAACCATGTCCGCCGTTGGGAATATCCATAGTAGTAAGACCAGCAATTTGGCCAGTAGCAGACGTGTCAGCTTTAGATAAAGAAATCTGTGGATGTTTACCGTGAGCAGTACCGGATACGTAAACAGCTTTACCGTTAAGAATATTTGCGCCGGATAAGTTGTGAACGTAGAGTAAGTTTTCTTGACCTACGTTAAGGGTAACACCCGGTGTGGGATTCTCTAAGGTTCTTAATTTAAGAGAAAGAGATTGTTGCTCATCAGAATCGAAATATAAAGTACCTGCAGCATCGTTCGGAGCTGTGGTTCGAATTCTAAACGATATATTATCGACTGAAGCAGAGTCGCTTGTTACTTTAGCAAAGGTAACATCTGATGTAGTTGAAACATCTTGGCCAATAGCAATGTTGTCAGCATTAACCGTAATACCTGTACCAGCGCCAATATTAAATGTGCGAGAGGTTGTAATATCACCCCCGCCTGTTAGACCGGAGCCAGCAGTTAAAGTTACAGTACTATGATCAATATGCTCATTTGCTACAAAACCTTCAAGATCATCATGTGCAGGCAGTTCTGCCAGTGGAGGCACATACCCTGCTAATACGCTTTCCACTCCGGCCGAATCTATAAATCCTTTAATTTGATTTGAAGAATTCTTATAATATAGTCGACCGTCAGCATAATTAAGTGCGAGTTCGCCATATTCTAAATCTCCTGTGCCCGGTGCATTATCCGAGACTGAAGACTTTTTAAGAAGTACCTTAGCCATATTTTATCCTTAATAAAGGGTTTAGTTTAGAGTCTGGGATATAAAAATAACCCAGACTTTAGCTTTATATATGTTTAGAACGAGCCGCCGTCGATAGTAGCAAGAGTAACTGCGCCTGCTGTTACGTCAAATTCACTTGCATCGAAACTTGCTACACCAAGATTCGAAGATGTAGCTAATTCTGCAGCAAATGTAATTGTGCCAGCAGAGTCATCATATGCGATGTCCATGCCTTCGCCTTCTTGGAAGACTGTAGCTATGTGATCATCGACTTCTTCTAGCCAAGATACGCCATTAAAGGATAACGATGTATTATCTGGCAGATTGAGATGTTTGTTCATCTCCCATTGGTCACTAGCTCCGTTATACGTAAATGTAGCAGGAGTAGTTGGACCATTGATGGTCAGACCTGCGCCGTCAGCTTCTGCTGAGTTTGAAGCGCTGTCTGCAAGAACAATGTTTTTATCATTAATAGAAACGGTAGTTGAGTTAACAGTTGTCGTTAGACCCTGTACAGTAAAGTTACCGCGAATAATAACTTCGCCGCCATCTGAATCGATAGGATTAGGGTCGATATAAAGTACACCAGTAGACGATGCAATAGTATTGTCAAAAATACGGATGTTATCAACATCGATTTGAGTAAGACCTGCAAGCGTAGTAGTAGATTCACCTAATGTAAGCGATGTACTACCAAGAGTAATATCTTTAGAAGAAATAACCCCAGCGCCATCATCCGAGAAGTTAGTAGCATTAAAGGTTGCAACACCTTTAGTAGTTGCATTAGCTACTGCATCGGCAATGGTTAAAGTAATCGCAGTGCCCGTTGCAGAAGTACTAATACCTTGTGCCGCAGTACCATTGACTGAGATTGATCCGCCTAGCGTTTCTGCTGCTGAACCTGTATCTGCATTAAATGTGATATCATTAGAAGTAATATCACCGTTTGATGCTGTAAAGTTTGTAGCGTTAAATGATGCTACACCTTTATTGGTATCAGTAGCATCTTCAGCAGAAATGGTAATAGTAGTACCACTTGCCTCTGTATTAATACCTTCGCCTGCTGCGATTGTTATATCTGAGTCTAGAAGAGAGATTGAACCTGTACCAGTTTCACCTGAAAAGTTCAGCGTTGTAGCAACGTTGACCGTGCTAGCTGCAGTTAAACGACCTTGTTGATCGACTGTAAAGGTTGGAATAGCAGTAGTCGAACCATATGATCCAGGAGTAACCGCTGTGTCGTCAAGATCAATGATAATCTCATTTGCTGATACACTGGTTGTAATACCTGTATCGCCAGTAAACGTAACAGTTTCATTACCTTGTATACCATCGACAGAACCAACATCTGCTGCAATAGAGAATAACTGAGCATCCCCTGAAAATTGGTCATCGACATATTTTTTAGTAGCAGCATCTTGGTTTGCAGTTGGATCAACTACATTCGTGATCTTAGATGTTGATACGTCTACTACACCAATCCCATTTGGATTAATAGTGACATTACCATCAATATCAGTAGATGAAATAGTATTTCCATCAATAGTAATATTATCAACGTGTAGTGCGTTGATTTTACTATCGGCATCCACAATAATAGCTGCAGATGCTGTAAGAGTACCATGAGCGTGGTTAAGTAGACCGACGAAGTATTCACCGCCGACTTGTACTACGGTTGTTGCGTTTCCGCCACCATCGTCACCCTTACCAAAGAACAGGCGATCGCCTGCGTTGGCCTGAGTGCCAGTGCCCATTGTATAGGCAAGTTCGGCAGTTTTCAATGAGCCCGGTGCCGAAGTGCCCGTAGATCGTTTGATTCTAATTACGGCCATTTAGAAGTTTCCTCCGTTAAAATTTGTATCTTCATTATCAATGTTTTTAGTAGATTCAAAATTACCAGATCCCTCAGAATAAACCAGCAAAGCGCCATTTTCTAAAGTAGATAGATCTACCCCACCTAACGTGGATATAGTAAAAGCGCCGTTAGTGACTCTTTTAATGGGAGTACCAACGATTACTTTTTTTACAATAGTATTTGAACCGGATTGAACCCTAATCGACATTATTTTACCTCGTTACCGATGGGGTTACGTGTATGTTACCCTCTAGCACTCTTTCTATGATAGTATTCGAATCACTATCTACGAAAGAAATTTCTACATCATAAACATATCTGCCGGCTTTTAGTAAATCGGTTTGGGTGTTAGTTAAAGCTAAATTAATAGTGTTATCTGAAATGGCAGTAGTAAACGTATGAGTATCAGCAGAGTCACTATTGTAAGATTTTTTTAGTTTCGCTGCGACTGTATGGTTAGCTAAATTCTTAGCCGCACCATTAGCGTCAACTAATTCAAGTTGCACTTGCACGTCAGTACCTTGGTCTATTGTAAGGTCTTCGTATTGAGCCATTTAGTTTCTCCGTGTTCTTACCGTTATTTATAACAAAAAAATGTTTGAATTATTTAAAATAAGAAGAAAAAACCTCGTAGACCCGCTCTAATACTTGATAATTCGAAGCGCCATTTAACATAGCAATCTTAGAATGTGGAACAAAGTTTATAGACATACTTCCATATTGATTTCTTACACGATTATTAGAGATCCACTTTTTATGATCTGGAATATTTAACCACGCTTGTGAGTTATTGATCACAGGATAAAAGTCTTTTATAATTTCAAAGAACTCGAAGTCATCCTTAAAAAAGTACCAGAGATAACGACACACGCCTTTATATTCTAGGATGTAGTGGTCAGGATTTTGTAAAAAATGTTCTGTAATATAATTTGTTCTAGAAGGTCTAAATAATATTATAGACGAGTTAACAAGATTAGGATGCTTACAGAATTCAACATGGTTTTTATCTAGAGATATAAATAGATCTGTAAACACTATTTTCATCGGACTTACTGGATCTTTAAATAGATCATCCAACGGATTCTGCACAATGGTATCTAAATCTAAATATAACGTAAGATTATCATTACCGTAAAGATCCTTATTAAAGATAGTGAGTTTATACCAATACGTTTCAAGTTCAAGATTTAAATCTAACGGTATAGATAAAATATCAGAATGCAACCCATTAGTATTTTCTGTTAGACAATAAAAATAAAATGGCAAAGAGAGATTTCTCCGTACCATTTCATAAAGTCGATTTACATGTTCTTCTGTGTATTTGTTACCATATTTTACACATACTACATTAATCATGTACTATCCTACCCAAAGTACTCTTCTTTATTATACCAACTTCTGCAGCTTTGTAAACCCCCTTTATACAGGATTTTCAATATCTTCAATAATATCTTCCCAAAGATTATGAGCTTCATCTCTACCCCAGACATATGCAACACTAATCCGAAGGCAGTCCGTTGATGCAGCATGATAGCACAGTTTATCTGGCTCATCATAAGATCCGAAGTAAGTCATTTTACACTGCCAACCAGAGTGATCTGGAATTCTAACACGTTCTTTCTTATCGACATCCCAATAATCAAACCATCCGTCACCATTCTCTGACCAAGAAAAAATGACATTATAGCCAGCAGCATTTGCGTTATTGTGCCAACTGATCCATCCACCTGGAGGGTATACTGTAACTAATGTATTTGTTCTGGCAGACAGCTCAGTCATCATTTCCATATTAAGTCGATTACTCATGTCTCGGTAATCTTTAAAGCTATCTTTATATCCGCTATTGCTATTGGGCATTAGACCATGATAAGATTGCATGCTTTCTGGGAATCCCTCATGCTGTCTATTGCGATCGATAATACGATGCATATAGTCGTCAGCCAACCATCTATCACGCGTGTGATCCTTCGCATTTAATTGAAGGTCCTTATCCATTTCACCAGAATCTCTTTTAGCAAGAATAAAATCCTTAAATTTATTAAGTGACTTTAAGACTTCTTCATTATTAATTTCTACATCACGAACTTCAAACATTAATGTACTGCGTCCTTTTTCATACTTGCGGAATGGTGAATAACAATAGGTGGATTATCTACTAGATTGTGTTTTTTAGTCTCAGGATTAATCCTAAAAGAAGTAAACCAGTTCCATCTATAATTTTCTTTAAAAATACCTATTTTAATATCTTTATATCTATCAACCTTATTGGTCATCCACCACAAGGTAAACTGATCCCATCGCAACATAGTTTGAGGGGTGTCTTCTGGAAACCATCTTTGATTGGGACCAACATCAACGTTATTGTACACTTCTTCTTGGACTTGGAATTTTTCCCACCAATCTTGCATAAATTCTCTAACAACTGGATTTCTCATATCGTATAGACAAACGCCACCGCAGAGTGTTAAGTCAATAAGATCTCCAGTGCTAGGAATCTTAGCCGTAACCTCGACAAAGGATCCAGCTGCTCTATTGTCTTTGGTTAGCTCTACGAATACAAGATCATTATCTTCAAGCTGATCCCAGATAGTAACAATATCTTCATGCTCAACTTCACAGTCAGCATCAATATAGAATGTAATATCAAAAGGTGAATTAGCCATACCGTATAGCTTAGCACGAATGTGGTTCGTGCATGAAAAGACTTGGATTCTAGGATCTTCAGCTCTACTGTCTAAAAATCGATCTTCTGTGAAAAGTGCAAACTGAGCCTCAGGGTAGTAGTCCCATATAGATTCAATAAGGTTAATTGCCGAATAATAAAATGCGGGCTTTTTAGATGCAACTATTACAAATCCCTTAGACGGACTCTGGTGTTGGGATAGATTCATTATTATATTCTTCCTGGATCAACAAAGAAAGATAAGCCTGCATTTCGAAAATGCTTTTAGACTTTCTGATTTTGGCTTTTAATTTTCTATTTTTAGAATTTTTTACCGGCTCAATCTCAAAAACTTCAAGCTTAGCATTAAAAAGATTCTCAAGCTTTTGAGCTTGTATTCTTTCTTCTTGAGCTTTCTTATCGCTTTTTCGTCTATTCTTATGACGCTCTTCTCTTTCTTTAGTATTCTCATTAATCTTTTCAATTGTATTTTGATCAATGATTTGCTGAAAATCTTTATTAATAGATCCATCAGCCTGATACTTAGAAACTGTGGCAGTAGAAGATGTTTCTTTACCGTCTTCATGAATAATAAAAAGCTTTGCAGTAATTCTATCTTTTTGATAATTTTCCCAGAAGGGAAATTTCCATTCTTTTTTCATAGTAACCTCATGCTGTTCGAACGTATAATGTATATATCTCTAGAGTTTCGTCTGTTCCTTGGACGGTGGAAGCCGTATAGTCGCCAATAAAGTTGCCAGTATAATTGCCTATAAAGTTGCCTATATAATCACCAATATAGTTACCTGTGTAATCTGCAGTATAGTTACCAATAAACTCTCCGGTATAATCTGAAACATAATTGCCTAAGAAATTACCTTCATAATGTGCTACATAGTCACCCACAAAGTTTCCTGTGTATTCAGCAGTATATTCGCCTATGTAATTACCAATAAAGTCACCAGTATAATCCCCAATAAAGTCACCAGTGTAATCTGCAATGTAGTTGCCGATAAAGTTACCCAAATAATCAGCAATATAGTTACCTACAAAGTCACCGGTATAATCAGCAAGATAATTACCTAAGAAATTACCACCTACATAGTTACCGTCATAGTGAGCAACATAGTTACCAGCATATGCAACTTCTCGTGTTCGGGTAAAATCTTGCGCCCTAACGCGTGTATAATCTACAGTAGAATCTCTTGTACTATTTCTTGTGTAGTTTACAGTAGAAGTTCTTTGACTGTTTCTGGTACTGTCTCTGGTAAAGTTTACTGTAGAATCTTTCGTGGAAGTTCTGAGTGAAGTTCTCGTATAGTTAACAGTAGACGTACGCTGACTTAATCTTGTGTAATCAACGGTGCTTGTTCTTTGTGAAGTTCTAGTTGAGGTGCGTTGATAGTTAACAGTAGACGTACGCTGACTTAATCTTGTGTAATCGACAGTGCTTGTTCTTTGTGAAGTTCTAGTAGAAGATCTTGTACTAGTTCGAGTAAAGTTAGTATTTTCGTTAGCGTAGTCCCCTACAAAGTTACCAGTATAGTCACCAAGGAAGTTGCCACCTACAAAGTCACCGGTATAGTCACCGAGGAAGTTACCTCCTACAAAGTCACCGAGGAAGTTGCCGCCTACGAAGTCACCGGTATAGTTCCCTACAAAGTTACCGCCTACGAAGTCACCAAGAAAGTTGCCTGCATAGGTTGCATTTAGTCTGTTTCTTGTGCTAGTTCGAGTAAAGTTAGCAGCGTAGTCACCGGTGTAGTTACCAGCATAGTCACCAAGGAAGTTACCGCCTACAAAGTTACCTATAAAGTCAGAAGAATAGTTACCTATAAAGTTACCAGCAAATGCTCTAGTTGAACTTCTAGTAATCGTACGAGTACTAGTTCGAAGAAAGTTAGCCGCGTAGTCCCCTACAAAGTTACCAGCAAAGTTACCAACAAAGTCTCCAATGTAGTACTTAATGCCACCACCAAAGTATGCTGGTGAGCCGCCATAATATTGCACGCTGCCACCCTGAAGAGCGCGTATTCTTGTACTTGTCCGAGTAGAAGTTCTTGTGCTAGTACGAAGAAAGTTAGCTAGGTAGTCACCGACGTAGTTACCATCAAAGTTACCAGCAAAAGCCCTAGTGGAACTTCTCGTAGAAGTTCTAGCATATGGGACAAGCGAATTTCTAGTATAATCTACAGTAGAATATCGGGTACTTGTACGATTACTAACCCGAGTAAAGTTAGCTAGGTAGTTACCGGCATAGTCACCAAGGAAGTATGTAAGCGAACTTCTTGTAGAGGTACGTTGATAGTTCACAGTCGAAGTTCTTGTAGAGGTACGTTGATAGTTCACAGTCGAAGTACGTTGATAGTTCACAGTCGAGGTGCGTTGACTATTTCTTGTATAGTTCACAGTAGACGTGCGTTGACTTAATCTAGTGCTAGTTCTGGTATAATTTTGGGTACCAATGTAATCTCCGACAAAGTTACCGGCAAAGTTACCAGCATAGTCACCAAGGAAGTTACCGCCAACAAAGTTACCAGTATAGTCGCCAAGAAAGTTACCGCCAACAAAATCCCCTAAAAAGTTACCAGCATAGTCACCAAGGAAGTTACCGCCAATAAAGTTACCAGTATAGTCGCCAAGAAAGTTGCCACCAACAAAGTCTCCAACATAGTTACCAGCATAGTCACCGATAAAGTTACCCTGATAGTTACCTATAAAGTTACCGGTATAGTCTCCTAGGAAGTTGCCACCAATAAAGTCACCAGTGTAATCGCCAATAAAGTTACCCTGATAGTTACCCGTAAAGTTACCCTCGTAGTTACCAGCAAAGTTACCACCAACGTAATTACCGAGATAAGTAGTAGCGTAGTTACCAAGATACGTCGACTCTCTTGTTCGTGTAAAATCAAGATTAGATACTCTTGTACTATTTCTACTAAATGCCGCGGTAGAAACTCTAGTACTGTCACTAGTAAAACTAGTTTGACTTACTCTTGTGTAGTTACCCAAGAAAGTCTGTAGAGAATTTCTAGTGCTATCACGATTAAAATTATTAGTAAATTCTGTAGTGCTTTCTCTGATATAGTTTGCTGAGAAGTTGACAAGACTTGTTCTGGTGTACTCCGAGGAGAATGCTACCTGGCTTGTACGTACAAAATTTAAAGTACTGACTCGTGAACTGTCACGAGTAAAGTTTTGTGTGCTATCTCTATTAAAGACGTTAGTACTGTCTCTTGTGTATGCTTCTTCTGCAACCTGTTGTCTGGTATCAAGAGCGGTTCCTTTTGTAACCCATGTACCGGGATCAGTTGGCGTACCTTGTACAGAACTTCTTAACTGATACTTACCAACGCCTGTAGTTGATATCCTATCAATTAAATAATACCCAAACGCTTCTTTTATTTCAGCATCCGACATCTCTTGAAAGCCGGCAAATGCAGAAGCGACGTATTTTATTTTAATAGGTCTTACCGCAGTAGGAACAGTAATCGAGGTTCTTTTCCAAAGCGTGTAATTAATAGTAGTACCATCAGATCTGGTATCAGTAAATACATTACTAAGCTCTGCAGACCATCCAGCACCAGGTGAGGAAACTGCTAATCTATAAGCCCCTGGACCATCATTGGTAAAAATATAAGAAATGATATCATCAGCAATTGAATTGATATCAGTCGGTATCATCTCGTATGCAGCTCCTGCATCAAAAGATAGAGGCACAACAGTAGGAGCGGATGGCGCTGTATAATTTTGATATAGATTCGTGGTGGTTGTACTAATCGATAATGAATCGTGAGCACCAGGAGCTTGATCGTAGACTGTATCTGTATGGGACCCAACCGAATTACCAGAAGTGGTATTCATGTACCAGTTACTGGTGGCGCTTGCCAACCAATTAGCACTTTGCACATTAATATAGTCTAAATCTGAAGAGGTATTAAACTGTTGTAGGTTTCCCGCGGCATCTTTCAGCTTCAGTAAAGTGCTATTGCTCATATATTGTCCTCAAGATACTCTAAGATATAGTGTATATATCTCCGCTTGACTGGAGGTAACTTGGATCGTCTGTCCTAGATAATCACCGGTGTAATCTCCGATAAAGTTACCATCGTAGTTACCTATAAATCCACCGTCGTAGTTTCCTACATACTCTGCAGTATATTCACCTAAAAATTCACCAGTGTAGTTTCCGATAAAATCTTGGTTAGTTACGTACTCCCCGGCATAGTCACCGATGTAATCATCCGAAGCGTATTCGCCAACAAAGGTGTTAACGTAGTTACCTACGAAGTCGCCAGTATAGTCGCCAACAAAGTTACCGGTATAGTTACCTGCAAAGCCCCCGCTATAGTTACCAATGAAGTTACCAGTATAGTTACCTACGAAGTCGCCAGTATAGTCGCCAACAAAGTTACCGGTATAATTGCCAACAAAGTTACCACCAACAAAGTCTCCAGCGTAGTTACCTGCAAATGCTCTGGTAGAACTTCGCGTTGATGTTCTAGTAAAATTAGAAACATACTCGCCTAGGAAGTTACCGCCAGTAAAGTTACCGGTGTAATCTCCGATAAAGTTACCAGTATAGTTGCCAATGAAATTACCCTCGTAAGCTGGACTCACATAGTATTCAACTCTACTACCGAAAGTGTCCGAACGAATATCTTGCCTAATTCTAGTAGAGGTTCTAGTAAATACGTCACCGATGTAGTTGCCAATGAAATTACCCTCGTAAGCTGCACCACCAAAGTATACTATTTTACCACCGTAAGTTGCTGATGAACCACCCCCATCAATTCTAGTAGAAGTTCGGGTAAAATCGCCACCTGTTCTTATTCTAGTAGAAACCCTTGTATAGTCCACTGTAGAGGTTCTTACGAAAGCAGTAACGTAGTCACCAACGAAGTTACCCGCAAATGCATTGGTAGAGTTTCGGGTGGAAGTACGTGTATAATTTACTGTAGAGGTCCTAGAATAATCTACCGTTGCCGACCGTGTATAATTTACTGTAGAGTTGCTAGAATAATCTACCGTGCTCGACCGTGTATAATTTACTGTAGAGGTCCTAGAATAATCTACCGTGCTATCCCGTGTAAAAGCATTCGTAGAAGTTCTGGTAAAGTTTGCGGTATATTCACCTACGTAAGTACCAGCAACATTTGTTGGACCGGACACATAGTTACCAGCATAATTACCCACAAAGGTCACAGCACTCACATAGTTACCTAGATAATTTACCCCGGAATTTCTTGTAAAAGCTCTAGTGGAAGTTCTGGTAAAGTTACCTGACGTGCCTCTGGTAGAATTTCTAGTAGAGGTTCGTTGGCTATTTCGTGTGTAATTTACATCTGCTGTATTTTGCTTAGTGTCAACTGCTGTACCACGACTTACCCATGTACCAGTAGCGGTTGGTGCGCCTTGGGCAGAAGTCCTTAACAGATAAGATCCAATCCCGCCAGACGTAACTCTATTTTTTACAGCTTGACCGAAAAGATCCCGAATCTCTGTGTCGCTCATTTCTTTAAGATCTGAACCAAATAATTTTACAGGTTGAACTGCAGTAGGTTGAGTTGGAAGATTTTTCTTATACAAGTTATACGTTATACTAGTCCCATCGGTTCTAGTATCAGTAAAAAGGCTAGATATAAAAAGAGTATGCCCTGCTGGTGCAGAAGTGTCAATACGATATGAAAAATAGTCGTCACCGAACACTTTTTCTAAAAGTCTGTCTGCAATAACATTAAGATCGGAAGATGTAGTAGCTTTAAGATCAGTCTCCCCGTCTACCAGAGTTACCGGATCCACGCTTGCAAGTGTTGCATTACCTGAAAAGTTTTGATAAAGAGTAGTAGTGGTAGAAGAAGATGTGATAGAAGATCCGGGGTGAGTACCTACTGCTTGATCGAAAAGGGTATCAGTATAGGATCCAATGCTAGTACCATTAGACAAAGATTTGCTTAATACGCCAGCTTCACCCGCTGTAGAATTAAATAGTTTATTTGCAACCCAATATGCTAAATAATTTTCTTCACTTTCTGAAATTTGTTGAAGATCGTAAGTATTGATCTTCTTGACCAAATGTTTGGTAATAGCCATTATTTAATCCTTAATTCAGTAGAGTGCCAGCAGTATTATATAGTCCCGGTACTTTTTTACCCCAGCTAAATGTGCCATCCCCATCAGATACCAAAGCGTCTCCTGCAGCACCATTACCAGTTACAGCAAGCTCGTCTGCTTGTATTGCATTACTTGTAACCGCAATATTACCTGTGCTAGAAGTATAGGTAATTGCATTGCCACCTACTAATAGACCTCTTGCTCTAGCGTTAAGTCCGTCATCTAAAGTAGTAAGATCGGCGTTAACCTCATTGATTGCAGATACTAGATCAGTCTTATCAGTAGTAGTAAGATCTGCTAAATCACCGATTTGAGAAATAACTAAAGCAGCATTACCACTTTGAGCAGAATCTAGTAGATCTGTAATAGTTTTTAAATCATTAATCGCACCAACAACGTCTTTTGATGTAGTTGTAAGATCGGAGTCTTTTATAATTCCGTTTAAAATAATACCGTCACTGGTAAACTTTATGTATTGCCCATTGACGCTTTTTAGCTGGAGTTGTCCGCCGATATTAGACACTCTACCAAATTCAGTGTTAGTGTCTTTAAAAATTACATCATTACCACCAGCGTCAAGATTAATATCTGCTGATGCGTCAATAGTAACTGCAGTACCTGTCAGGGTTAAATTATCAGATGCTGCAATTGTTTGTGTGCCTGTTGCAAGTGTGAAATTAATCTCTTCACCTGCAGTAATACCTTGAAGAAGTACATTATCTCCAGTAGGTTTTATTACGACATCAGCTGCTGCAGAAAAAATTAAATTGCCAGATGAAATACTAAGACCGGTGCCGTCCAGATGCATATTATCAACATCAATGCCACCATCTGCAGTAACTACACCAGTTACATTAAGTGTACCGCCAACATTAGCGTTACCGTCTACTGAAACATTATCACCGAAGCTAGCAGAGTCTGTTACATCAAGCGTGGATCTCAGTGCAGTAGCACCTGTTACGTCAAGCGTCGATCTCAGTGTAGTTGCACCGGTTGCTCCTAGTGTACCGCCAACATTAGCGTTACCGTCTACTGAAACATTATCACCGAAGCTAGCGCTATCGGTTACATCAAGAGTTGATTGTAATGTAGTTGCACCGGTTACGTCAAGTGTTGATTGTAGATCAGTTGCACCAGTTACATCAAGTGTTGATTGTAGATCAGTTGCACCAGTTACATCAAGTGTCGATCTCAGTGTAGTAGCACCAATTACCCCAAGAGGACCACCTAGATTGGTGTTACCGTCTACCGAAACGTTATTACCAAAACCAGCAGAGTCCGATACATCAAGCGTGGATCGTAGGGTAGTTGCACCTGTTATTCCTAATGTACCACCAAGATTGGTATTGCCGTCTACCGAAACATTATCACCAAGACTTGCACTATCTATTACGTCAAGAGTTGATTGTAATGTAGTTGCACCCGTTACACCAAGTGTGCTAGCAAAGCTACCAGTACCGGTTACATTAAGAGTTGATCTTAGTGCAGTACCGCCAGTAACACCTAATGTACCACCGAGATTGGTGTTACCGTCTACCGAAACGTTATCGCCAAGACTTGCGCTATCAGTTACATCTAATGTTGATCGTAATGTAGTAGCACCTGTTACGCCGAGTGTCCCAGCGAGATTGGTGTTACCGTCTACTGAAACGTTATCGCCAAGATTTGCACTGTCCGTCACATCAAGTGTCGATCTCAGTGTAGTAGCACCAGTTACTCCAAGCGTACTACCGAGATTGGTATTGCCATCTATAGAAACATTGTTACTAAAACTAGCACTATCAGTTACGTCAAGAGTCTGTCCTACATCTAAATGACCTTTAATGGTATTAATACCAGCTGGGTCTCTCATTAGAAGTTTAGCAGAATTAATCTGTGTCGTGTTTGCCGAATCAAGTCGTAGGTCTAATTCGTTGACAGCATGCACCAGATCCGAATCGGATCCTGTAAGTGTACTGATACCAACTCCACCATTCCCAGTAGTGAGAAGAGCAATGTCGCCAACGTCATTAGTTAGATCATTAAAAAGGTCTTTCCATTGATCTATTCTGGTATTTAAGCGAACGAATTCTTTTGCCATCTTATCTCTTCTCTAATAGTTGCCTAAGCATGTCCTTCAATTCGCCTACTTCATTCTTTAGATCTTGAACTTCTTGCTGCTGCTCTAACCTTTGTCTACGCTTAATAGCCTTAAGACGCTTTCTTTTTTCTATTTCATCTCTATTTATCATAATTATAGCATCAGTTTTAGGGTCTCGGAATAAACCTTCTTTGCCTTCTACGGGTATCATATATTAACCCTACACTGTGTCGGCTGCTAGAGCAATTGTTCTAAGATCTTTAATACGAGGAACCTTGGAAGAAGATTGAGATCTTAATACAAGTTTAAGTTGATATTGATCAAAGTGTGATAAAGAATTATAGTATTCCCCTCCGAGGTTTGCTTCATATTCTCTGAATACATTCTTATTTTGATCTTTAGGTGGTGTTTCGTCGTAAGGGATTAAATTCCAATTTAGTTCCTGAATATCAGAATCTCTACCAACTTGGGTAGTTCTATAATAAGCATTGATCTCGCCATTAATAGGGCAGTGTGCTGCAAAGTTAACTTTTAATCCATTAGCAGCTTCTTCGAGCGTGACCGGTTTAGTGATATGTTTAGCAAGCTCAGTACCATTCTTAGGATGTGTTTCCGGTACAAATGTCATTGGATTACTAAAACCAACTGATGCGGCTGAATCCTGTTTATCCACTAAGTTGTTCATAGTAATCATAGAAGCACGTTGTAAGTCAATATAAGGTGACGTTTTATTGCCGCCGACAAGCGATGATAACGTAGCAGTAATAGTAGTAGATTCTGCACCGCTAAAATGCAAGGTTTCATTTGTATCAGTTAGTACCACATGAGGCTGATCGAACGTAATATCTTTTCCAGCTTGTAATAAAATATCTGAAGTTGTTGTGTATGCAACTTCATTGACGTTACCATCAGCATAAGAACTAGATGTAACAAAGTCGCCTTTGTATTCAATTTTCGCAGCTGCACCAGGAATATATGAATCAATAGCTAATTTTGCAGTATCGAATACATACTGTCTTGTAGCATTAACACTAGCACCACCTGTTCTACCAGTTGCAGAAGCGTTAGTAGCTCCTCCAGCAGTGAATTTATAACCTGTAGCATCAATCTGGGTAACAGTCCTGTCACCTAGAATATTGGACCCTGTAATACCATTATAAGATGTACCAGATGTTAATCCAGCAAAGGTAACCTTATCATTGACTTGAAATCCATGATGTGGGTGTGCAACCCTGATAACCTTTGATCCACTTGTGGTAGTAAGCGGATTGTTTATAAGTTGTTTGCTAGGTGGGTTGGCGTCTTTTAATACAACTGTGCCTGTATTGCTTTTAAATTTAGCTCGGTAGATTTTATATTTAAGATCAGAATTACCATCAGGAAGCTTATCTATTCCTCCTTGTGATCTAAATAATGTACCAGAAACCGGATCAGTGGTAACTTTAGAAGTTGTTGTTCCAAGATTAAAATCGCCTACCTGTGAAGCCCAAAGCTGATAGCCTAATCCATCGTTTGATTCTAAAGCAATCGCATACATTTTTTGTGGACCAAGGAACACCGGCTCATCAAATTCAAAAATAGTTTCTGCAGTAGCACCAGTAGCATCCACAGAAACCTGAGCTTTGGTTAGGGTAACCTCACTTCCTGGCATAACATCGTATTTGTTCGGCGCAGCGTTACCACCTTTAAAGGCGTCTCTTATGCTAAGGGTAATGGAATCTTTTGAAGATTTTGTTCCAAAAAATAACCCAACTTTTGTAATATAAATCCCCAACGTGTCAGACACGAAAAAGGTCTGAAACATTGGAGCAATAAATTCTTCATTAGGTGTAGTTACCATTTTTTATTCCTTAAAACTTAATTGTTGCTAATATTACTGACAGTCGCCACCGGCGTCAACATCACATCTGTTATGTGCAAGCATTCCATTAGCATAGTATGTATGATCTCCGTCGAGGTAGAAGTTATAAACAACTTGTTCTGGTTCGCCACTGAATACCTCAAGCGATGTGACCTTCGTCCAAGATCCATCATCCATTTGAATTTCATCACCAACTTCTAGATTACCATTGACCATTAAGTGAGCAATTTCAGGTTTTTCTGTTTTAGTTGTTTCACTGTTGTACGCCTTCCAGCCAACTCTTGTCATAAGAGGATGCTCTGGTGTTTTAAATGGCCCATTACCGTTAATACCGATTAGATCTCTTCCATCAAGTGGCCAGTGGTCGTATGCCTTAACAGTATTTGGTCCAGCTGCACCCATTATCTCATCAAAGATTACAACATCTTCAATATTCTTAATTGAACCATCTGCCATTCTAACTTTAGTACCTTTTACGAAACACGAGTCACGTTCGATGTAAGGCCTAACTGGGTTAGGTGTAAAGACGCTGTTTGACGTTGATGGTATTGTTGTAGATACTTTAGTAGTTTTAATAGATTGACGAACTTGGTAGATTCGAGTAGATAATTCTTCTTCTTGTACCTGCTCTAGTGTGCCATTTGCTTCATACAAGAAAGAAGCTTTTGATGTAGCATTTTTAGGATTAGGTGCGGTAATATCTAGTAAGTAAAAATCCTGTCTACCAGTAGCAAAACTAATACTATCGGTATTAGGGATTAAGAAATAACCCGATACCATACCATCACCGTCTGTTACGATCTGCGTAGGTCCACCATCTAAAGGATACTGTGTTTGCTTTTTGTATATATCACCTGCATCCAATAGTGGAGAGGTTCTTGGAAGATCTGACATACGAGTAAATTCTGATAGCCCGCTTACAGCATATACCCAATCATCCACTGATGTTTTACCGAAGAATGCAAAGTGACGTGTATTAGGTCTTAATCCAGTAAATTTAAAGGATACGAATCGCGATCTCATAGTAGGAATCGAAATTCTTGCTCTAATAAACTCACCTAAAGATTCTTTAACTATACTACTACTGTCTAATTTAAACTGAGGAGTTTTAGTAACGGTTGTTGTTACCTGTGCAGATACCTTAACAGTAGTCGTGCTGCCTGTATTGCTTCGTGATGTCGAGGTTGATTTTCCACCGCCAGTAATAGAGCTGGAAGACTGTCCAGCCCCAGTTGCAATAATATTGCCATTTTGCTCAGATGCAAGATCAGCAATCTTTGTCCCTCTCCAACTAACATCATGATATTTGTAAGTATTATCTATTTTAACAGAAAGACGTGGATTACCAACAATAACTTTTTTGGGTAATTTTTCCTGATCCATCCAGCTATCGGACGCAGGCGACATTGCCCCAGTACCTTCATACATGTTTATAACCTGTTCACTGATCCCTACAAGTCGAGACACAGATGTTTGATTTTGCCATACTTCGTCTTCATAGTCAAGGAAGATCAAATCGCCTTTTTTCTTAACCCCCGAAGATGCGTCGGAATCAAAAACCATCTCAATATTATTTGTAGCCGTTCGAGGACGAACAACACCTTCAATAAAATCCATTGCAGCGCTGTGTTCATTGTCATCGACATCGGTCTGGTAATGGTCTCTGAAATTATCAGCTGTAATACCAGACTTAAGTCTATTTAATCCGTCACTGTCAAGAATGTCTTTGTTTGCAGAACTTAACTCAAGTAAAGATAAAGTAGTAAACTCTTTAAGTTCTTCAATTCTTTGGTCCATATGAGCAATGTCACGCATTGTGTATCGCTTATTTTGGGTGTAGTTAAGAATAACATCGTCTGCAGACAGCATGTAAGGATTACAGTAAAAGTTTGCAATTTCCATTACATCTAGATCGTTACCAAGATCTTCGAGTTGAGGATTAAAAGCCGGCTCTCCGAAGTAAACCCCGAAAGTACCATTCTTCTTTACGAATATTCTACCCATGACAGGGAGATAATATTCAGTGTCCATTGTGACAAGGTCACCATTTCTTGGAAGTGGCAGGACATCGTATGATGCGCCATCTTGCGCTGGACGGAAGTCAATAAGTTCTCTTAGCTCTACTCTTTCACCGTTAGATTGTCTAAAGCTAGGAATATCTTCATAGTCAATAGTTCCCGTGTAGCTTGACGCAGCAAAGAAATCGCCTGTAGCAGACCAATCAAAGTATTTGTAAACAATGGTAATAGTACCTGAAGGCGCTGAAGCACCACCTTTTAGAGTAACTAAACCCTTGCCGTAAAAGCTTTCAGTTTGACCGTTATTGAAATTAAAGTCATCAGTAATGTCTGCAGAAGTAGTATCATCCGTAATGGATGTAATAGTGTAAGGATCTACTTTTGTAAGATAAGCTGTGTTGCTTGCATTTAGTGATAGTCCACTATCGGTTATGTTCCGAAGCGTTTTGGTTTTAATAGTACCGGAACTTCCAGAATGCTGCTCGTATGCGAGAATCTTGTATGATTCTCCACTCGTCAATCCAGAAATAGTAGCTGATGCTCCAGCGCTACTAATAGATCCTGTTACACTGGCATTAGTTGTTTCATTTACGATAATCCATGAACCGGTGTCGTCGAATGCTCTACCTGTAGCGGCATTAATAGTAATTTCGCCAGAACCGTTTGCTGTTCCAGTATGTAACTTTTGAACTGTTGTTACAATATCCGAGAATGACTTAGGTCTGATATGATTAAGCTCAAAAAACAGATTACGGTTGGTCTGATCGTAAAGCTTACAGATGTCATTCTCTAGTACGATATTAGAGTAACCGGCAGTAATACCAATAGATTTTGTTGCTGCAAGGTTTTTACCAGAATTTGTTTTAATATCAAACAAATATACTTTAAAGTTAGTACCAAACTCTTCGATGGCTCTTACTCTAGCGCTACCGATAGTAGTACCGCCACCACCTATAGCATCTTTTAGATTTACCTTTTCGGCAGTTGTAAAATTAAACAGTGTTGCAAGATCGCTTACTACGACATAGTTACCGTAAGTAATAGTAGCAGTTTCGTTATTCACGACCTGAGTAGTTCTAGGTCTTGCTTCGGTTAAAGTTTTTCTTTGTCTAAGATATACACGAGCGCCGCCGACATAAGCTTTACCGGGATTAACGATTATTTTAAACGCATCATCATTGCTTTCGTCTTCTTCAAAGTCAATAATAAAGTTTTGCTGCGTAAAGTTTCCGTGCATTTCTTTTATTCGGATTGCCAAGAAATCTTCAGTAGCTTTTAGCTGTCCTGCACCTTCGTTCTGATTATTTGCGATAGAACCTTCACTTATTTCTACTAATGGAATAAAATAGTCTGAAGAGCTGGTGTTGTTTTTATCAGTTAAAGTAAGGGTAATTTTATATCTGTCAGCACCTGGCGCAGCTAAGTTTAAGTTAGCCCCAGAGTTATCATAAAGATTTTGATCGTCATTAACAGTTACAATTGACTCGGTAACAACGTGACCAACAGTAGCCTCGACGTCAACGCTATCGTTTGATAATACCAGTATCTGTTTTGCGCTGTAGATAAAGTGTTCGTCTACGAAGAATCTACCTGGATTCTGTACTACAATTAAGCCAGTACCAGTTAATGGAGTAGTAACGTTATCGGTTGCAGCAGTAGTTAATTCAACGCCTGATCCATCTTGGGCCACAAGAGTACTAGATGTATTGCTAATAGTAATCGGATCGGTGGTAACTTCTACACCAGCTTGATCTACATATTTTACAAAGATTTGAGCAGGAACACCAGCAGAAGCCGCTACTACTTTTTGAATTGCTACTTGAATTCCCGTAGTAGTTTCTTCGAAAATCACACCTTCAATAGAACTAATATTAGAAGGTAAAGGATTAGTTACGGTATCAAGACGAATAAAAGGCGCATCGCTTACCGTTATGGATCCGCCTTCTGTAGCAGCACCAGGATCTAATAGAAACCCTGCCATTGATCCAATATCTTTATTAAGAATGGTCTGCATTTGGTTAAGCTCTCGCTGCTGCAGACCTCGACCATTATTAAACAGAATTTTGTAATAGTTGTCACTGTCTCTATAATCATCATTATAGAGGTTAATGAAACTATCTTTAATTACTTGGCTTACCATTTCTAGTCCTTATAACTGAATAATAACTTTTATATCTTCGGCCTGTCCGTCTAGACGGTCGATCTTTGCTCTATTATCTATATAGAGTAGTTCACCGCTAAATGGATCGACTGTGGGGTAATCCCAAGCTCTACTATCAGCATCGAATCCCGCTGATTTTAGAACGCCTGAACCCGCAAGGCCATTTGCTTCTGTTACGGCTTCAGCTTCTTGAAAATCTGAAAATCCTGTTGCTTCTGTCTGGTGATAATAAATTACAGATGCGTTACCGGTTCCAATAATCTTATCAATAATACCTTTAGCACCAGATGATGCCCCAACAATCGTTGATCCTACTGTATAAGAAGAAGAGATACTTGCGAACTGTAAACTCTTAAGAGTGTTACCAGCAGCGCCAGTAAAATCTGAGTCGCTTCCAAGATCTCCGACTTTTGGATTTTTAATAATTCCAAGCTGACGGAAAGCATTACCGATAACCCATTCACCTTCTTCGTCACTATCTGGAATAACGTTAAACATAATTGCTGAAGATTTAAGGTCGATGCGTGGATCAGCACCAAAGCCGTTCTTTGGTCCGATAATTGGCTGAATAACTGCTGCGGTAGAAGGTGAACCGCCGCCGATAATTTTGCACTCTGCGTAATCGAATCCAGTACCACCAACAACAGAACCAGC